TGTAGTAGCCCCTGACTCTTGTAGCTGATCATGGATTTTCTTTTCCATTTTCTTGGCCGCAACCATAGCAGGATGAAATGTAACTGTGTTAGATGTAGTACCATCGCCTTCAATTATTTTTTCAGATACAGGAGCCAGTTTTGCTTCCATGCCTCCAAGCCTTGCCTGTAAATCTGTAAGAGTTTCACCTGGCTGTAATGGTGTATCTCCATCTATTAAATAAGGTTTAGGCGCTGGTTTACTCATAGCAGAATCAAGAGCAGCAGAAGCTGCCTCTGCATTAGGATCTATATTTATGTGTACAGACTCAGCAACCCCATCAGGCAATACAGATGGATTTACAGAAAGAGGAAACTTATTGTTACCAAATAGTACATCTACTATCTGTCCATATGCTGCTAGGGTTTTTGTTTTTGTTACCTTTACAAATATACGAGACTTTTCTGCATCTGTAAATTGTACATCGCTACCGTACAATCCTCTGTAGTTGCGATACGCCCTTAACCATCTTTGTTCATCAGCGTGTCTAGCATCTTCAGACCTTTTGTATCTCTCTTTTACAAAACTAACTACACTTCCTTTTTCTTTAAATATAGAATCTAGTGCGCCCTCTGCTGCAACAACCTCTGTTGTTTCAAACATTTCTTCCTGTTCAGCCATCATAATCATCCTTGTTAAAACAATCTAGTTGTATATCGTAGAATGGATTGTTCCGAAACTTGTTCCAATTAGAAGCGTCTGATAATTTAAGACATTCTTCTTTTGTGTATATTTCTTGTGATACATACTGATTGCCTGTATATACCCACTCAGTTCCAGTGTTTCCCCATATACTTATTACTAATACAAAAGCTTTCATTTATTTTTTCTCCAAGGCCCATTGTCAAAAGCAGCTTGCTCTTCACAGTTAGGACATGTGGTGTTCCACATATTCGTGTTGTAGGTTATCTCGCACTTAGGGCAAGTTGCCACTACATCAGTATCCGAACGTTGCGTCACTAGCTTGGAATCCTGTTCGTTGTTTTGCAGGGTTATAATCCCATATGCTGCTTCTAGGTCTTGTCATTATACCATACCTTAATGCATCATACAAGTGGTCTTCTGCTTTTGTATCCACATCCTCTGGATTCTTTTTGTCCAGTGGTATGGCTGGTATCTGTGCAATAGTATTAACACAGTTGTCCATGAACACTAACATGGGCTTTTCTACAAACTCGTCTACCTTTAGTCGCCTATGTATTTCGTTTTTACCTGCTACACGTGATCCCCTTGACCTATCTGATGGCCTCCACCTGCAACCTTTCATGTTCATTTGTTCAGCTAGTGACGGACCAGTGTCGCCACGCTTGTGCCATAACGAGCTATCTAGCACACCGTATCTCATACCACCGTCTTCTACTTCTGCTTGCAATACTAAGTCTGCTAAATCAGAAGCTGTAACTTTAGATACGTATAACTCTCTGTATACTATAAGCTGTTCATCAGGAGCCATAGTAAACCAAAGAACTCCAGTATAACTACCATACCCATAATCACAAGCACGAAACCTTGTCCACGACTTAGGAATGTCAAAACGTTCGATGACGTGTTTCGTTCTATCGAACTCTGGGAACGCTGCTCCTTCGTTGATGTCCCAGTTTCCTTCGAGGAGTTGCTTTCTTTGATGCTCTGGTAGTGATAGGAGCATGGCCTCATAGTCACCCTCTTCAGAGAGGTAGGGATTATCGAAGAGTGACGCAGGAATAAACCTACGCTTAAATAGAGGCTGACCTTCCTTGCTGTGTCCTTTAGGGAACTTAATAACTTTACTTGATTCAATGTCTGTGGCCCAGAAAGCTTGACCTGCAGGTGCAGGATCTATAAACATCTTTTTTACCCAAGCATGTCCAGCACCACCTGGGTTTGTTGTAGCTCTCATGTAAAGCCCTAAATCTTTACCGTATGCGCTACGAAGACGTGACCTCATATAATCCCAAGCGTAAGGTGTAGGCCATTGAGTAAGTTCGTCAAATCCAATCCAGTTAAAAGCCTGTCCTTGGTAACGTGTGACATCGGTATCTTTATCCAGATACGACATCCATAACCGTCCACCTTTAGGAGCAATCCACTGAGACTTACGTTCTGACCACTTGATTCCTGGTACTGCACGTGGATATAACTCCTGCGACTTCTGTATTAGTTCTCTTAGTTCCTCAGTTGTGTGTCGTACAAGGAGTCCTGAGAAGTGAGGATTGTTTAAGCCGTGTAGTGGGTCTGCTAGCATGGCGTAAGACTTGCCACCACCTGCTGCCCCTCCGTACAATACTTCTCTCTCAGAAGAACTTAGGAAAGTTGTTTGTGGTCCTTCATTAGGTTTAAATACAACTTCCTGTGCTTCTTCAACGTCATACTCAGGTGCTACTACCTGTGCTGGAATCTGGGGGGTTTCGATTTCCACAGGCTTCTGAGTATGCACCGACTCCTTGGGTTTCGAGCTTCTCGATCTCCGAGAGCGTTTCTTCGAGCCACTTGGCAAGCTTGCGTTTAGTGATAGATGCTTTTCTACGTCTTTGCTCAACTTCTATTCTCTTTTTTAGACCCATATGTGATATGTATCGGCCTGTCTCTTTACTCAGCCATTGTGCTACTGCTCTGTAACTATACTGTCTGAGGTGTTGTTTTGCAAGCTCTAAAGCTTCTAGCTCATGTTCTATGGGTACAAGTAATCTATCATTGTCAGGATCTAGTTCGTAACCAAATGGTATTTTCTTAGTAAACCTGACAATCTTGTGCCATTGTTTGTTGTGTGTTTTAAGTGGCTTTGGTAATTGCCAAAAGCCTAACTCTCTTTGAGGTATTATTCGTTTGCACCTTCTTTTGGTGGTAAATAAAAAATGCCACCACCACTAGTGACATCTACCTTCTCTACTTTACCAAGACCTGCTCTATCAAGAACATCCTTGGCTGCTATCATTTTTTCTTTGATACCCAACTGAGTGGGATCTTGCAGAGCGCCCATAAGTGACACAGCAGCTTTCGGGGCAGTCCTAGCAAAGTAAGTCCTAGTTTTTTCAGCGATTTCATCTTTTAGTGCCTCCACTATAGCAGTTGTACTGGAGTTGTCGCCATACCCAGCTAACTTCTTAGCCTGTACAACGTCACCTCCAGCATCATCAAACAGTACGTCTAAAAACCTCTGTTGTCTTTCAGTTAGTGATCTTGCCATTATATTAACGTTTACCGCCTTTAGCCATGCCTTTTTTACGCATCTTTAATGGTCTAGCAGCAGGAGCCAAGAAGCCACCTCTTGCCATCTTCTTCATACCACCTTTAGCCATGCCCTTCTTTTTCATCATAGCACCTTTGGCGTAGCCTTTTTTCTTCATGCCGCCTTTTGCCATGCCTTTCTTTTTCATAGCCATGCCACCGCCATACATTTTACCTTTACCGTCAGCAGCATAGAAAGGAACCATCTTCCCTTCTTTGTTCTTTACCATTTTAAGACCGCCTTTAGCCATACCCTTTTTCTTCATCATGGCTCCCTTGGCGTAACCTTTTTTCTTCATCATTGATCTGTATCCTCGCTATAAAGATTGTTGAAAACTCGTTGCGTATCCCATACATAGTCTACGTTTTCTTTTGAGTTGTATATATGTTGATTTGGCTTGAAATCTGGCGCACCTTGTCCTGTTTCAAACCAAGCTGGGTGAGTTACTCTCACTCTGTTATTGGGTAACGCAACCATGTTACCAGTGTATTCTCCTGCATCTAGTAACTCCAACACGTGTGATTGTTTGTGTTGAGCAGGGTCATCTGCTACTTCATTATCTGTATAGTCTACAGTAAAGTAGTATTTAGCAGGATAGAACTCATTGTCTATCTTGGCTATCCAAGGCGCTGGGGTTGCACGTTGTAGTTGATACACGGAGTGTGTATGAGACATACAATCCCAAGGTTGTGCTAAATATGGTGGTAACTCTTCAGGCCATTCATCCAACGGTGTATCAGCTACTAGTGCGGTCAGTGGCATTCTAGCCCACATAGCACCACCATGTACGTTTTGAGCATCATCATCGTCATCTGTCTCACAGCCTGTGAAGATAACCTGAAAGCTCAGTGTTCTGTTTGGCATTGTAGTAACGCCAATTACCATAGCGTGTAGAAAGTCGCCATGATAGTCTTCCATATTCTTTGTGTATTCTCTACGTACCCATGCTTTAAAGTACGGTATACTACTTGTTAGATACGGCATTGTGTTTCCTTCGCAAGTCTGCTTTTCCTGATTTGAAGACATTTGCTATTGCTGTCTTGCCCATCACTTTAGCACGTTGTTCGCCCACAGTCAATATTTGTATTTTTCTTGCGTAAGGTTTGTTTATCTTTTTTACTTTTGCTACTGTAGATTTTGCATCTGCCATAGTTGCAAATTTTATACCTACCGTATCTTTAGGGTTTTCATCTGTGTATAATCTACGTCCAGACCCTTTAGGTTTTTTACCTGTTCCTACTTTTGGGTCTTTCTTTTTAGTCATGCTTTTCTTTTTTTACCTGATGCTGTCACTGACCATTTAACTTTCTTAGGTCCAGTCTTTTTTGCCGCTTCTGATTTACTAATTCTACCTGCTACCTTTGCAGGCCTACAAGCTGGGTATGGTCTGTTCTTGTCTTTCTTCCCAGAACGCCCACACTTTTTACCTGTCTTTACGTCACGCCAGTCTTCTTTGAACCACTTAGTAAGTCCACCCTCACCGTAGCCTCTACGACTTTCTAGTACGTGCTTTGCTCTTCGATGCAACTACGCCTCCCTTATTATAAGTACCTCCACGTGCCTTATACGTTTTTACAAGCCATGCAGACCCATATGCACTAGGCCACGTCTTAAACTTTCTTTTAGCTTCTGATTTTACTCTGGCGTATAGTGCTTTGTTTTTAGGTGTTGCCATTATGCTTTCCTCGATTTAGTACCAGCACACTTCCACTTCTTACGAGACAAACGCAGTGGGCTGTTAGGGTTTCGTGCAGCTTTAGGATGTTTCTTCATTTGTCCAGCGCTTCTTGCACAGTACGAATCACCCTTGCTAGTTCCTGGTCTAATACGCCTACCACCATCTTTAGCTTTACCTGCTTGGCCGTAGCTTACTGTGATCTTACGACCTGTCTTAGGGTTGGTAGTTGTCTTGGCAAACATCTTGCCTTTTGCTGGTTTAGCCATGTATCACCTATAGTGGATTGCTTGCTAGTTCATCATAAGCTTTCCAGATGTCGTCTACCTCTGTTTGCAGTACATCTAGTTTGTCACCTATGCCATCCGTGATGGTAGTAGCTTTATCAACTTGTGAGCGTAAGTCAAGTAAAACTTTCTGCTGCTCTAGTATTTGTTGCATGTTTGTAGTCAACTGAGCTAGCTTTGAGTTTAGTCCACGCACATCATTGTTTGTAACTGTCTGCTCTACCGTTTGTATTCTACTAGTTACCGTAGCTTCTAGTGTTGTTAGCTGTTGAGTTAACTGTTGCATTTTTGCAACAATGTCATCGTTTAGGTTTGTTTCGACTTCTTGTAATTCATTTGCCGCAAATGTTTTTGCTGCTGTTATTTCTCTGTCTGTATCATTGCGTAACTGAGTTAAGCTTTTTTGTAATTCTAAAATTTGCTTTGCGTTTGCGCTGGTTTTACTTAGTGCTGAGTCTATGCCTTCCTCTACACCGTAGAACCTATGAAGTGTATCATAACCCCAATAGACACCACCTGATACAGCAGATAGAACTGGCAAAGCCACAGCAACCATCCAGCCCTTAACATTAAAGCCTCCTATACTAAACTCCATTGCCATTAGTTTGGCATGGTTCCGTATTCAGCTACATACTCTCCTGCACCAAACAAATCGTCTGCTGATACCATGTCTTCTGTCAGGTATCCCTGCCAACCAGAGCCAAACCCATCGTTGTCCCAGTTGATTACAAACTCATCAATGCTTTGAGTATATGTTATAGTTGTGTAGTTTCCGACTACAAAGTTATTTACTTGTGCATAGCTATCTATGCTGGCTGTTAAGTCTGCGTTATTAGCAGCAGCCATAAATGCACCAGCTTGTTGTGCGTAGTTCTCTACCTGTGCTACAGCCTGGTTGTATGCGTCAACTTCAGCCTGATCTATGCTATACTGATCTTCGCCTAACATACCCTGCAACGCAGTCTGCTCTGGTGATGTGTCAGCTATTGCTGCAGCTTCCATTACGCCAGTGGCAGTTAGTATCTCTGCAGAGGCATCAGCTAGTAAGTCTATAGCCTCGTCCAAGTTATTCATTGCACCCTGATACTCTTGAGTGAATAACTCTGTTGCGGTAGTAGCTGTAGAGTAATCGTGGTTTATTACAAGATCATGTGCTTCTAGGTATGCGTCTAACTCATCCTGCGTGATAAGTCCGTCATTCATTGCGTCATCTACTATGACACCACCCAGCGCAGTATAACCTACAGCACCCACTGTCATTGTGCCTACGTCTGTTACTCTGTTCTTTATTGCACCCAGAGAGTTAATCAGTGCGTCAATCTTTTCCTGTCCTGTCATTGTCAGGTCTAGGTTGATGTCAACTTCCAGTTCCAGCGTTTGTGGAGGTGGTGGCTGAATTGGTGGGCTTGTTGCGTTTGCTGCTCCTGAAGCGATCACTAATGGACAACTTAGGAGTATTATCTTCCACAACTTCTTCATCTTCGTATTCCTCTCCTACCCTTAATAGAGTATCCCAAAATTCTTTATCTTCTGCGTAGCCTACTACAAATATAGATGGGCTTTCACGATACTTGTTTATAGCATTCTTGCCCATCAACAGTTTGCCAGTACGTGCATCGTTTATAGGGCATGGAGTATTAGCTAACATCATACTCCTAAATACTGTAGGGTCTTGGCACATCACTGAGATAGCCGACACCTGTAATCCTAACCCACCAACCTGTTGAGGTAACCCAAGTAATCTAGCATTCTTTCTGCGAT